CGCAGCCAGTCCGATCGTGACTCCAGATGGCGCCTGCCGAGTCCCCCCGACCGCCACCGGATACCTGCTGCCGATCACGCTCGAAACCTCCGAGCTCGCGTCCACCGACATCTCCGCCAGCGACTCCGCCATCAGCACGACGTCCGCCCCGGCACCCGGTCGCAGAGCGAAGGGGACGACGATGCTCGGATCGTAGGGGTCAGTCAGCCATCCGTACGGCGAATTCACGCGATAAGCCGCAGACAGGACTGCGCCGTCGCTCAGCGTCACCGTGTACGTGGCGTCAACACCGACCGGCACGTCGTAGTCGACCAGCGACCCAGCCCCGTACACGACGAGATTCCTCCCGCCGCGCACGGGGACCGTCTGCCCGGCGACGGTCCTCCTGACGGCGACCGTCGTCCCCGCAGGGTCGAGCCCCTCAATGATGACGACGGCACACGGGGCTGCCGACGGCCCGTCGAACGCTTCCACGGACATCGAAAGAGCCATCACCGTCCCCTTCCACCCCTGCGCATCGGCAGGCTGTCAGCCGTCTTCACCTGGGCCGCCAGCGCCCGCCCGTCGATGTAGGCGTCGAGCTGGGCGCCGTTCACGATGAGCGGGACCCGGATGACGTCTGGGAAGACGAACACCGGCGTCCCGCTCGTCGGAATGCTGGTCGTGGCAGTCGGGGTGGTTGCGGCCGCGAGGATGCTTGAGGCCGTGAGCCTCGGGATCGTGAAGAGATCGGTGGCCGCGCGGTCGACGAGGGTCTTTCCGCTGTCGATCCCTTGGGCGACGCCTGCGGGAATCTGCTTGCCGACTTCGTCGCGGAAGACCGTTGAGGGCGAGTGGATGCCGAGGGCGCCCTTCACCTTGTCGACTGCGCCGGAGGCGAGGCTGGTCACGGAGTCCCACAGGCGTGAGGCCATCTGGCCGACGCCGTCGATGAGCCCTTGAACGATGTTTCTGCCGGCGTTGACCAACCAGGATCCGGCTCCGGAGAAGACACCCTTGATGAAGTTCGGCAGATCTGTGAAGACGGTCTTGAGCGTCCCGTTGATGAGGCCCTTGACGGTGTCGACGAAGCCGGAGAACATCTGTTTGACGCCGGACCAAGCCTGGTCCCAGTTCCCGGTGAAGACACCGGTCACGAAGTTGATCAGGCCCTGAAGGAACGTCATCAGCCCGTCGATGACAGGTATCAGACTGTCCAGGATCGCGCTCGCCAGGGCGATCACCGGCGGGAGGACCGCGGCGAAGAGCGCGACGAGCGGCGGCAGCAGGGCCCCGATCAGCTGCGTGATCGGCGGGAGAAGGCTCCCGATCACCGGTACGAGGCTCATCACCACTTGGACGACCTGCATGAACACCGGCACCAGAGCCTGAACCAGGCCCATGAGCGGGGGCAGGACCGCGGAGACCACTTGGAGGAGGATCGGGAGGACCTGCGCAATGACCGCGCCGATCTGCGTGAGGATCGGGACGAGCAGCGGGAGGACCTGGGCGATCAGGCTGCCCGCGATCGTTACCAGCTGAGTGATCACCGGTGTGAGCGCCACGAGTGCCTGGGCGAGCACCCCGGCGATGATCCCGCCGACCTGAGCGAGTACCGGCAGCAGTTGGGCGAAGACGGGCTGCAGTTGCTCGACGATGCCCATCAGGGACGACAAGACGCCCGTGACGAGGCCGCCGAGCGCGGACTGCAGCTCAGGACTGGTTGCCACGAGCCCGGCGAACGCGCCCACGAGGAGACCGACCGGACCCGTCAGGACGCGCATCGCCGTGCCGAGCCCGGGAATCATCTTCCCAAGCGGCCCCAGCTTCGACAGGACGGTCGAGAGCCCACCGGCGCCCAGTGCCGCGAACGCGCCGCCCAAGGGCCCGAGAATGCCGGAGAGCCCAGACAGGCCGTGCGTGAGAGAGGACAGGCCCTTCCCCTCGCCCAGGTCGGAGATCTTTCCCGTGATCTGGTCGAGGACGGGTCCGACCTTCGCCCCCAGGACTTCACCGATCGCGGTGGCTTTCTCCTCCACCGGGCCCAGGGCTGACGTGATGGCCTGCAGGAGTGGCGCGATCTTCGGGTAGATCCCCGACATGAGGTTCGCGCCGATGCGCCCCACCGACGCCATCGTGTTCTTGAAGGCACCCGGGACGGTCGTGCCCATCTCCGTGGCGACCGTGCCCGCGGCCTTCTCCGCGGCCGCCGAGAACGTCGCGAAGTCGATCTTCCCGTCCGAGGCCATCTTGAAGACCTCGCCCGACGTCACGCCGAGCTGATCCGCGAGCGCCTGGTAGATCGGGATTCCCCGGTCGGCCAGCTGCTGGATGACGTCGTTCTGGACGCCGTTGGCCTGGCTTGCGGCCCGGGTGAAGATCGAGCCCATGTCTGACATGGACGTGCCGGCCGCCGACGCGTTGTTCGCGACGGTGGACAGGACTTGGTCGAGTCCCTTCCCAGGCTTGATACCGGCGGCGACGGCGGCCGCGGCCGTGGTCGCCGCTTCGCCGAGCCCGAAGGCAGTGCCCTTCACAGACTTCGATGCCGACGCCATGATCGCATCGACCTGGCCCGCGTCGTTGCCGAGGCCGCGCAGCTTCGCCTGAGCCGTGTCGATCGCCGTCAGCCGGGAGAACCCCTTGGTGAGTGCGACGCCGATCCCTGCGGCCGCCGCGGAGACGACCGCGGTCGCTGGCCCCGACAGCCCGTTGGCGAGAGCGGAGGCCACCTGTGAGGCGCCGCGTCCGGCCGCCTGCACCATCGACGAGATGCCCCGGCCGAACGCTGACGCCATTGAGGAGACACCGGAGCCGATCGAGGGACCGAGCTTCCCCGCGAGCGTGGACACCGCTCCGCCGATGGGGGAGAGGTAGCCGGTGATCTTCTTCCCGATGGGAGAGAAGGTCCGGTCGATCCACTGTCCGGCCGTGACGAACGGTTTCGAGATCGCTGCTCCGACCTGAGCGACCCGGGTCGTCACGGGGGACACGAAGCCGGAGATTGCGGCGCCAGCCCGGGACGCCATGCCGGTGAGGCTGGCTACGACGTTGCCGGCCGTCGTCCCCGCCTGGATCCGGAAGCCGGTGAGCGCGATCCCGGCCGAGGCGATCCCCCGTTGGATCGGGGCGAGAGCAGGCCCGGCCACTGCCCTGGCTAGGCTCCCCAGCGCACCGGCTACTCCGGTCGCCGCATCCTTGCCCTTGGCGAGGTCGTTGAACCCCGACCTGAAGTTCGCCCCCGCCCTACGCAGGGACGAGCCGAGCCCCTCGTTTTTCGCGGCCGCGAGCGCCTGAGCGTCAGTGAGCGCCTTCTGGGCGCCCTGGAGCCTGGCGGTCGCCGCCGAGACGGCGTCGGCGGCCTGCGTCTGGCGGCGGCGTGCCGACTCGAGCCGCTCCTCGGCGCGCAGAACCTGGGAGGACCCGGCGGGACACTTCGCGAGGGTCTCCTGGAGCTGCTGCTCCGCGACCTTCACCCGTCCGGCGGCGTCCTGCTGGGCGAGGCGTGACTTCGACAGGGACCGCGAGGAGGCGGCGACGTCGGACTGGAGCTTCTTCAGCCCGTCGGAAGCGAGGTCGCCCGCCGCGTTGGTGAACCCCGACTTCAGCTCGCTACCCAACTGGAGGCCGGCCTTGCGGCCCCCACCCCGCATCGCCTTCGAGAACCCCGAGGACGCGTCATTCCCCGCGGAAGTGACCTCCTTGCGGACCGACTTCTTGAAGCCGGTCATGACCGGGAAGATCGAGATATGCCCGGCTCCGACCTCGCTCGACACCGGCGATCACCCCCGCCCGGATCCCGCTGCGTCGTGTCTTGGATCAGGAGAAGATGATCTCCTCGGCCGCCTCGGCCTCAGCCCGAGCGACCTCAGTGTCCGTGGGGCGCTGCGCCTCCCGCTCGAGCGTGTCCGGGTCGAACGGGAGGACACGCTTCGCACTCTTACCGAACATGCCGGAAATCTGGACCATCTCGGCCATGGACGCCGGGTAGGAGAAGCCCCTCACCTCGGCGCCGAGATACGTGGACGGATCACTCATGGCAACCCTCACCAGGGCGAGAACCTCACCCCATGTCACTAGGGTGCCCACGTCCCACAGGGACACGCCGAACCGCTCGCGCAGTGTCGCCGCGAGCGCGTCCCCATGCTCGGCGCGCAAAGCGACGAGCCCCCTCATTCCCCCACGCTGGCTCCAGCGATGCGCTTGAAGACGTCGAAGTACTTCGATGCGAAGTCGATGACCGTGGGGAAGTTCTGTCCGGCCAGGTACTCCTGATCCTCCTCCTGGCCGAAGAACCCCAGGAGGGCCTGCACCTGCTTCACGGGTCCCTCCGAATCGTCGGGGAGCGCCTCGAAGTCATCCAGGCTGACAGCCACCGGCACCTTGATGATGTGGCCGTCGGGGAACCTCGCGACGAAGAACCGCCCCTCGCTGATGATGTAGCGGATCCCCATCGTCTTGGCCATCTCCTGGATGGCGGCGGCCTCGTCCTCCTCGGTCCACGAGTCGAAGTCCGCGTCCGTGAACTCGGTGTCGGTCTCAGATTCGAGGTCCTCGGTGAAGGTCTCGTCGCCGATCTTGTGGGTGATCGCCTTGCGTGCGGTCATGGTCTGCTCCTCCAGGTGTGTCGGTGAGTGTGTCGGAAGTCGTGTCGGTTGTTGGGGTGTGGGAGCTGGCCTGGGCGCCGCCGACACACGACGCCCAGGCCAGCCGACTTGTCAGGACCCCTGCTCGGGATCGGGGGTCGGCGTGGTGGGCGGGACGACCCATTCGCGGTAGTAGCCGCCGATCGTGTCGTCGTAGAGCCACTCGAAGGTCGTCGCCCGCCCGTTGACCTCGCCCCGGGTCTCCTGGTCCCGCTCGACTGCGGAGACCCGCGCCATGCCATTGCGGCGCACGCTGTACCCGTTCTTGTACTTCGTGTACGTGAACAGGGGGAACGTGTTGTCTGGAGTCGCCTTGTCGACGACGATCATCCCGTTGGCGTCCGGCGTCTTCCCCGTCGTCAGCCGGCGGACCGTCTCGTTGAACTCAGCCAAGTTGATCGCGACGGTCAGCGTCTCATCGCCGGCCAGCTTGTAGCCCTTCTGGAAGAACTCGATCGCGTCTTCCGTGTCCGCCGCATCCTGCGGCCCACCGTCGACCTTGAACAAGCCGACCTTCGCGTAGCCGGTCGGCAAAACCAGCGGAGTGGCCGCGCCCGCCACCGACTCGATCAGCGTCGGATCACCGGTGAGCTGGACAGCGGCGAATCCCGTGAGCGGGACGCTCACGGCACTCAGGTCATTTCCTTCAGCATCTACTGCCATGAAACTTGCTCCTGTCATGAGAGAGGCCCGGCCGGGTGCACCCGGGCAGGCCAACTGGGGTGGGGTGATGAACGCCTCGACTACCAGGAGCCGACGACGACGTACTCGATGGTCATGTATCGTCTGGCCGCATCTAGGTCGTCCTCGACGGCGTACGGCCCGTTGCAGCCGTCCCATGTGACAGCCACGATCGGTGACCCGTCAACGAGAGCAATCCCGTCATCCATCAGGATCGCCGCCACGACGCGAGCCAGGTCATTCGCTGGCTTGTCGCTCTTCTTCGTGCCCGCTAGGACGCTCACACCGACCGATCGGTCGAACGTCACCGCCGACTCGCGAGATCCCGAGTCGTCACGGATGATCACCAGCGGCTTACGGAGAGGCACCTCCGTTGCCGCTGGTTCCTTATTCCCGACCTGGACACTCCACCCGTCAGCCGCGAGCGCGGCGCGCAGATACGCGGTGAGCCACAGTTCCAGGTCTGGAGGTGTCACGCGAGCCATCAGCCCTTCACCTGTTTCAGCGCTCGAGCGAGGACTCCGAGCTTTGCCTCGATGAGCATCGTCTTCTTGTCGGTGCCGACCACGCGCCACGCTGACCTGTACTGCGCCTGGTGCTGCTCGAGCTTGAGACTGTCCCTGTAGGCGCCCGTGTCGACGGGAGCCGTGGCCTGAGCGATGGCAAGCGCCTCCGCGGCCTTCTTCTTAACGACGTCGCGGACGCCCGCGGTCTGCATGATCCGGTCGAAGTAGCGCTGGTTGAAGTGCACCTCGGTGCTCCTCTTGGCCATCAGCCTTTCGCCTCCTCAAGGTTGACGACAGTGATCGGCTCCCACCCGGTGAATGGACTCCGGTCCCGAGAGGGGAGCCCCTGGACCCGGTATCGCCCGCCGTCCGATGTGAGGACAAGGTCCCCGCGTCGAATGTCGGCCCCGGGGTCGGGGATGATGAGCTGCTTCGTCGTGATGAGCTGGGAGCGGACCGGGTCAGCCTGCTCGGTCGACGTTTGTGAGGAGATGAATCCGCGCAGAGTGACCTCGTCGGAATGCTCCCAGTCCTCCACCGTTGATTCCAGGTCGTACGGGTCTGCGATCTGAGCTGCCCGGCGACGAGTGAACTCCTGGAGGACCGGCATGGAGAACGCCGAGCCGCCAGCGACGAAGTCTTCGACGGTGGTCATAGTTCGACGCCCCAGTTCAACCGGTAGGGATCCAGCGCTTCCTTCTCGATGCCGAGGAGCGGTACCGACAGCGGCGCGCCTCCGGCTGTCAAAAAAGACACGGACGCGCCGTTGACGGACTGCGAGGCCACGATCCCGGGCTGGCTCGACGCACGTTTCGCAATCGTCGCGATCATCGCCGCAAGGTCGGAGACCTCGTCAACGGCGTAGCCATGCGTCAGCGTGACGGTCACGGCACCGACATCATCGGGCCACGAGCCTGCCCGCAGGGTGAGGACACCGGCCTGCGACCAGCGCACCCGGCTCGTGATGTCCTCACCGTCGACGAGGACGCTCGCGAGGTCGGTCAGATGCTTCGTGCGCAGGAGGAGCGTCCTGCCACCGTAGGCGTCCACTGTGACCGTCTCGGCTAGGGAGGGGGCGACATGCCAGCCGCAATACCGGCGCACCGAAGCCTGCGCGGCGTTCAGCCAGAACCCGGCGTCCAACAGCGTGCCGGAGGCGACGATGTCAGGTGCGACAGCCATGCCGCTCACCTCCCCCCGATCAGGCCCTCAGCGCGGCGATCACTGCGTTTAGTCCAGCGATCACCGCCGACAGTTCCGCCTCGTCTGCCACAGCCCCGAGAGCGACGATCTGCGGCTTCGCCGCGAACGCGGACGCGACCTCAGCAGTAGTCGGCGCGTAACTCCCGGCTTTCGCCGTCGTCTCGGTCGTCCCGATCGTCGGAGGAAACGTGTCGGGCTTTCCCGTCACGTCCCCCCACGCAACAGATGCGGATCCGCCGCCCAGGTCGATGGGCTCACCGGCGTCGTCGAACAACGCGATCCTCCCCAGCGCCTGCTGGGGATCACGCGGTTCCTGGACGAGTTCGAACTGTCCGGCCGTCAAGTAGTGCCCCTTAGAGTGGTGTAGCCCGCGGTGGCCGGCCTCGTCGTGAGCGTGGGCGCGGTCACCGTGTGATCCTTCGAGGAAACTCTCACATCCCACTCGAAAGGCATCATCACGATGA